TCGTTGAATGAAGATTTTAAATTGTATGTCAAAACTTCTTTGGAAAATTATGATGTTCTTCAAGATGAGGAAACAAAGCAATATTTTGACACCGCTGTAGGCAATTTAGAGCTTATAGACATTTCTGAAATTGATGCAAAATATACAGATGAGTCTGAAGTATCTGCATTGGCAAGTAAAGAGATTACTTTATTTAGAGCTGATTTATATAATAAGGCTTTATCTGATTATAACCTTATGCTTAAAAAGGCAACTGTTGCAAAGTTAACAGCTTATTTAGCTAAGTTTATTCAATACATCAAACCTGTCTAATTAAGAACTAACAAGTAATACTTGTTAGTTCAAAATCCAACTTGTAAGGAAAACTTACAAGTTGGATTTTTTATTAGAAAAACTAAAACAATTTCACATTAGGGAAACTTGTCAATACTTCAAACCCCATATTGTCCCAGTGTCTTTCATCTGCAAAAGGTCTGAAATTAATCCAATATGCATTATCAGGGTTCCAAGTTCTTTGTTCACCAATTTCATTATAAGTGTGATAGATCAAGTGAGTAAAATTGACATTGATTTCTTCGAATGGGAAATCAACAGGCAATGGAGAATCAGCAACTAAATATCCATCTTCTGTTACTACTACTCTGTTCTTTGAAACATATAAATCAAATTGAACTCTTCTATCCAATCCTTGCCAGGTTCTATTTAAGGGGAAATCTCTTCTGTCAACACTTGGTCTGAAGAATATTTCACCCTCATATTTACCAGAAACAGCATTCATAGTGGATCTGTAAATAATTGCACCAGAGCGATTAGTGGAATAAACATCCATCAATTTATTCAATGAAGCTTTTGATGTTTCCTTAATCCACCAATTATTAGGATTGAAATCAATGTCATCAATCATCTTAAATGTTTCAGGTGTCCATTCATATTCAGCAGCACCACCAAATTCAGCAAATCTTATCCAGCCAGATTTAGGAGAATAATTTGATTCTAAATTGAAAGCTGGAAATTTATTACTATCAAAAAACTTAGATGATAATTTGACATTAACATCATTGCCATTTTGAACAACAGAGTTCGCAACAAATGTACCAACCTTGTATTCAATGAGATTGTTGATATTTCTGTATGGAGCTGGGTAAGAATAAATACTATGTCTATCAGCAAACTTTACTGGCACTGAATAAGATTTTCTTGAACCATCAGCATTATAACCAGTGTCAATGTTGATATTATGATGACCAGCACCAATTGCCCATCTAAATAATTTTCCAGATTTTGTGTTCATAGCAATTTTATCTGCTGCTTTGCCTGAATAAACAGTTTCTCCAGCAGGTAATAAAAGAACATCACACCATCTTCTTCCTGAAAAGTGTGGGTCAACTTCAAATGTTACGTGCAATACCTTATCTCCAGCAATATTAGCTGTTTTCTTTGGAGACATCAGCATGACACCATTACTTAAGTGAGCCCAACCAGGTCTAGGTAATGAAGCACCATCATAAATAGTGTCCATGAAGTGAGAACCCATCAAGAACACAGTAGAATGGTTTGTGTCAAGATCGTCCAAGAAGAAATTCCACTTGTCATTCTCAAACCATTTCATTAATAAATGAGCTTCGTTTTTATATTGATTATTAGGACCAAATCTAAAATCAAATATATCTTGTTTTGTTGGCAATTGAACTATAGGTTGAAAATTTCTAAAGTTGTCTAAGAAAACTTGTTCTCCTGCAAGTACTTTTTGAACTGTAGTAACCTTGTATGGATTTGATTTAGCTATGACATTTGGTTCGTTAGATGGATCTCCGTGACCATTAACTGCAGCGTGAACTTCCCCATTAGGTCCACTAGCTCCAGGTCCAATAATTCCATCTATTTTTTGATAAGGACCCATTTTGTCAAGTGCTTCAACAACAAGATTATAAGATTGATTTGAAACTAAACCATTCATCTCAACCATATTAAATCCAGAAGAATATTTAACTGTGTTTGGATTGCCCTCAACATAAACTCTATAATCAAGAGCGCCAGGAACATAATCAAACTTTACTACGACACTATCATCATTAGGTTCATTTCCAGTAACATTGACAGGAGTAGCAGATAAATCTTTAGGGCCAAATGCTGTGGAAATTTCAACTACAGGACCCAAAGTTTCTTGAACTTTGAATTGGTCTCTATTAACACTACCTATTTGATATTTATAAGTCTTACCTGAAACTACATTTGTATCAATATAATATTGAGACCACAATCCAGCACAAACTTTAACTCCATCTCTATAAACATTGTAAGAGTTTGGAGCATCTTGTCCCCAGACTTGTTGATCTTGCCATTTGATGAAGTTTCTAGGTCTGCCTCTATTCCATTCAGGATTTACAGCATATTTTCCAGGAGTTGACGGAGGATTTGTTCTCCAACCAAAATTATAGTTAGGAGCATATTCACCTCTTGCCATACCTAAATTAGAAGGCAAAGATTCTAAACCATACTTATCAACTGCTGTAACTGTATATGTCCAGTGGTCTTGATAGATTAATTTATTGACAGTAAATGAGTTGGTATTGGAAGAACCAATTTTATTGTCATATCTATAAATGTTATAAGATACAGCACCTTGACTTGGTTCCCATTGCAAAATATCAAAAGGACCACCATCCCAAAAACCAAATGTTCTTAAATTTGTTGGAGCTTCTGGATTCTTCAAAACCAATAATGGAATAACAGCAGTGGACTTATTGGACATTTGAAGATAGCCACTAGGTACAACGCCAGCTACATAGTAATCCCATTTTTGTTGATATTTGACATTTCTATCAATGAACATATTTTCATTGTTAGTCAATTTTACAAAAGGTTTATTGTAATCAGGCTTCACTCCTTGACCAACTCTATACACAAAATATCTAGTACATTTGGGTATTAAATCCCAACGCATTTTGACGTGATAGTTGCTAGGAGTACCAACACAATAGCACAATTCTACTTGCGTTGAAAAGTTTATAACTTGTGGTGGTTTTTGAGCCAACGCACCTGAAACAATGATGTATAACAAACACCATAAAACAATAGCTTTCCTCATTTATAATCCCTCCCCAGGTTTATTTTTTTGAAACGAGAGCTATTGTTTTATTCTTGTTTTTAGCCAATCCTACTTAAAGATTGTCGAATTCCACTTCTTCGTAAATTTCCCAAACAGGCCCAGCGTTATTCAAGATATGTTGATGTAGCCTAATGAATTCTTCCCAGGAATAATAAAAAATATTTCCCAAACTGTCCATAAGTTTTTCTTCATTCCGATAAATGTAATAAGCTTCAGGCCATCTTTTGTATCTAACTTTTAAATTAAGAGCAATTAACGGTCTGGTGATTTGACTAAAAAGTTTCATTTCTTGTCTTCTTTATGAGATTTATCAAAACTCTAGCTGCATTGTAAGAATCCCAGTATGGATCGTGCTTCTCCCCATCAAACTTCAAACCAATCTCAGCTAAAGAACGTTCCAAACCATTATTGTGAATTTTGCCAGATAAAACGGAATAGAGCAACGATATATTTATGTATTCATTTGAGAATGGATATTTACAATCTTTATCCCTACACTCATAATGCATAAACTCATTATCATTTCCCCAAGCTGCACAAGGGAAAGATTTAGTCTTGAACTTGTCCGCTATACTCTTGCACATAAATTCAAATTCAACACCATTTTCAGCTTGGTCTTTTGTAATGCCTGTAATACGAGTGCAATATTCAGAAATTTCACTTCTTACAGGCTTACACAACATATGAAACTTTTCAGAAATATCTAAAGTCTTGAGGTCTAGAATACAGGCCCCAAGACTTATAACTTCTCTCCATTTATAGGCATTTTCTCGTCCCTCCCAACACGTAGCTTCAAGGTCGAAAACAATGATTTTCTCACAACTAAACATCAAAAATCCTATCTATGATCTAATAAAATAAGATCATAATCCACACCAGTACCATTCCAATATTGATCTCTGAAGTTATCAATCGCTTCATAGTACTCAGCCCTATCGTCAAACCTAACTATTATAGGGTCAGCACCAAGATCAGTCAATATCTTCTGAATCAACAATCTGCCTGTTCTTCCATTTCCATCTATAAAAGGATGCACAACCTCAAAATAATGATGAGAAAGCAATGCAGCATCTAATGGGCTGATTTTATTGTCATTGGCTGAATCAATCAATCTTTTGGTAAAGTCATACCAATTGTCCATCAAACTAGGGATAACAACTGGATTTGGGCAAATATCGTGACCAATCCAAACATCCACTGTCCTATATTGTCCAGAATTTCCATTTTCAAAAAATGGAATATTCTTTGTCAAAAACCTATGCAAATCAAGAGGAGTGTGTTTTGTCAATTCCCAGCCTGAGGATAGTGCAAAATTCAAAGCACTCATATGGTTGTTATATAAGGTACAACCAGAGTGATTTCCCACGTATCCAGGCTGAGGATCAATCAAATTACTCTCATAAACAAATGTGTGTTTCCAAGAATTACAAAACATTCAATTACCTCACTTCTTAATATTTTTCGAAAGCAATTCTAATTATATCACAGAATATAATTAAGTGATACAACATTAAAGAGGAGTAAAAAAATGTCCTTGTTATCAAAATTATTAAACAAAGCAGTAGGTGTTCCAGAAGTTAATTTAAACAAACTTCCTTTTGCCAATAAGATAGTAGGCGATTGGGAGAAAAAGTCTATGGAAGACCTAGTAAAACAATTACCAAAAGAAACTATCACTAGACTAATTGAAGTTTGTAACTCAGAATTAAAATCTAGATTGTAAAAAAAATATCAGTCTATCTCATTGCAGTAGTTTGGAGGGAAATTATGAACAATGACAAAAGACGTAAAGATGCTGTTTTTGTAATACTATATAGCTTAGTGGGATATTTGCTTATTCTACTAGTAGCAAGATAAACTTTAAGTATAAGTAATCTATGCACGAGTACTTAAATGAAGATTGTTTGACTTATATAAAACTATTAAAAGACAATTCTGTTGATCTTATTCTCACTGATCCACCTTACTTTATTGGGTTCGATGGTGGCAAAGGATGGGATAAACAATGGAACTCAGATGATGCTTATTTAGATTGGTGTAAAGAGTGGTCTAAAGAATGCGCAAGAGTACTCAAACCTAATAAGATGATGTGCGTATTTGGAACATTAAAATACAACACTTTCTTACGGTATAGGTTGGAAATATTAGACAAACTCCCTAACTTCTATCAACAACCTGAAATAATTTGGTCTTACAATTGGGGAGGAAGAAGTAAAACAAACTTTGCTAGGAAACATGAATATATTTGGTGCTATTCTAAAGAAAAAACTTTTACTTTTAATTCAGATAGTGTAAGAACAGAGAGAAAACAAAAAGTTAATATTAGAACAGGAAAAGAATACGAACAAGGGACTATTCCAACTTGTGTCTGGGAAAAGAATAATCACACAACAAGCAAAGAATACTGCAATTGGCATCCTACACAAAAACCTATTAGTATTTTAGAAAGATTTATTCTTGCATATACTAATCCAGGAGAAACAGTACTCGACTTATTTAATGGCGCTGGATCCACAATGATAGCCTGTGAAAATACTGGAAGAAATTTCAAAGGATGCGAAATTGATCCTGAATATTATGAACTGTCAATTGCAAGATACACACAACTTACTGGAAAAGGATTTACGATATGAAATTTGAATGGGAAAATAACAAAACAGCATCTGCCGCTATCAAAATTGCCGTAGTGGTCTTATTAGCATTAGGAATTCTTCAAGTTTTCTTAACAAAGTAGTCAGGTAAAGATACCAAAAATACGGTACTATATATATAGTGCATTGAAGCCCTATCCAAAAGAGGATAGGGCTTTTTTATTTACAGGAGGATATTATGAAACTAAATTTGGAAAAAATTGTTTTTTATCTAATGTTGGTAGTTGTGAGTGGTAGTATTGGATATGCATTGAAGCCAGCAGAACAAGTTGATCAAAAAGAACTCGAAAGAAAATACCAAAATCAACAACAAGTATGCACAGCCGCAATTCATATGATGCAAGATTTTTCTAAAAAAAATTACTATCAACCAAAAACAAAAAAAGAATTAGCTATAGAAAGGATGATGAGTAAATGATAAACAATTTTTCTTTATTCTGCTTCTTATACGCAGAAGAATTTAAAAATAATGAATTAAACGAACTTTTATCAAGTTTTTTCAGTTTTAGAAACAAATGAAAAACAAAAAAGATACGTTAGTAGGAATTATTACAATCATTGCAACAGTAGGAGCAATGATTTTTTCTCTTAACTATACTTCAAAAGCTTTAACAGAAAATGCACATAAAAACACTACGTCAATAATCATAGATAAAAAAGATCCTAAATTTAAAATAGAAAATTGGGGAATGAATAAGACTAGAACAAAAAAAGATGTAATGATAGAAGCAATGATGAAAAACTAGGGTAAAATAGTTTTATGAATAGTACACAACTGAAACTGACAAGCACAATTTGTCTCGTTCTTGGATTCCTTTCTATTGCCGGTTCCATTGCTATTTGGTATCTCACTGGTGGCAAATCTCCTGACTTACAAGCACACGGAGAAAGATTTGGAATCTTTGTAGGACTTTGGGCTCCTACTTTTATGATTCTCTCCAACAGATTTGACCGATACGCAGAAAACAATAAGTAAAATTATGAAAGACCAAAAGAAATTTGTAGATATAATCTTCGGATTAGTCGTAGTAATTGCAGTGACAATTATCTTAAAAGTTGCTTGCGATTGAGAATTTTCTTGGTATAATATATTTTGATGGTCCTTAATAGCTCAGCGGTAGAGCATTCGGCTGTTAACCGAACGGTCATAGGTTCGAATCCTATTTAAGGAGTGTATAATCCCCATAATTATAAATGGGGATTATTTTTGAATAAGGCCTGTTAGTCGAGTGGTTAAGATGCCTCCCTTTCACGGAGGAGACCAGGGGTTCGATACCCCTACAGGCTATAATAACTCTTTTGATTAATTTCAAAGGAGTTTTTTATTTCTATGGTATAATAATAATGGTGTCAGAACGAACTTAACACCATTAGGTATAAATTATGAAACATAATTGTTTGAAATGCGGAAACATTATTCCAGTCAAGATGAATATTGATGGGAAAATTAGAAATTTAGATAAAAGAAAATACTGTATTGAGTGCTCTCCATTTGGTTCTCATAACACCCGAAGTCTACACAAAAATGATACCAGAGTGTCGATGAATGTCTGCAAAGTTTGCAATAGAGAATACCAAGGTGGTCATAGAAAACATAAAGATAAATGCGGTAGATGCTATAGTCTGGCTTACAGAACTAGAACAAAGCAGCAAGCTATCGATTATAAAGGTGGTAAGTGTTCTGTATGTTCTTACGATAAATACATAGGATCATTGCATTTTCATCACGTTTACCCTGAAACCAAATCATTCAATATTGGTGAAATAAATTTCAGAAAATTTGAGTTACTAGTTGATGAGTTAGATAAATGTATTTTAGTTTGTTCAAATTGCCACTTTGAAATTCACGCTGGTTTAGTTGATGCTGTGGAAATTTATGAAGAACAACAAAAGACATTTTCAAAATATGTCAAAGAAATAAAACCAGAAAAATTTTATCAACCAGTTGTAAAGATCTCAAAAAGACCAGGCAAAGAAATTTTAGAAAAATTAGTTTGGGAAATGTCTTGTGTAAAAATTGGTGAAATGTTTGGTGTCAGCGATAATGCAGTTAATAAATGGTGTAAGTATTATGGTATTATGAAACCAGGTCGAGGAGATTGGGAAAAAATTAAATCTGGCAAACTTGACAAACCTTGTGATTAATGTATAATTAGTCTGTAAGTTCATTCTCCCGTGGTGAAACTGGCATCATCTTAGATTTTGGCTCTAAAGTTCCTTGATCGTACTGAGGCGGGAGAACTTTACAAATTTTTGCTTAGGTAGTTCAATGGTAGAACACCATACTTGTAATATGGTTGTTGGGGGTTCGATTCCTCTCCTAAGCTCTTTCCTCTTTCTGTGATATAATAAAGATATGAACGAAACAATTTTATTATCAGTTTTATTTGCTTTAGTGGCAATATTATTCGTATTAATCTTTGTCGTAATTTTTCAGATAAAAAAAATCTTGAAGTCTTACGATAATAATTTTGAGTCTTTGAATAAAAAGACAGCTAAATTGTTGGAGTAGAAATGAATATTCAATTAGCTTCTTGGATTTCTTGGTCTATTACTTTAATTGCGATTATGTCATTCAGTCTTTATTTTAATCACAGGTTAAATAGATTGATTAAAATGCTTGATGAATCTACAACAGAAAGACCTGAATAAATATAATAAATCCCATCAGATTTGATGGGATTTATTTTTTAAGGTAAAATAAATTATGACTGAACGTGAGTGGATAGAAAAGATTAAAAAAGAATGTGTTTTGAATGTTGGTAATTTCGATACTCGTTATGCTATTCAGTTAGTTGGTAGAAGAAACAGTAAGATTGGTCTTGTTTCTCTCAATAAGCGTTTTATGAGTGTTGATGTTATTGATAGGGATAAATACGAAAGATTTTATGATAAGTTTTACTCAAGAAACAAC